TAGTAGTAACATTTAGTATTGAAGGGTTTCATAATTGGCCCGCAGCTAAAGAAATATTTCCTCAAGTAGCATTCTTATCGGATAGACACCGACATATGTTCGGATTCCGTTGTTATGCAACAGTAACGCATACAGATCGCGACGAAGAATTTATATTGCTAAACAGAAAAATACAAAAAGGTTTACGAATTGGATTTTCCGGATCTGAAACAAATGTATTAGAATTTGGATCAATGTCGTGTGAAATGATCGGCGAATGGTTGTTAGAGTCATTCCCGGCTTTGTATAAAGTAGAAGTTTGGGAAGATTGGGAAAATGGTGCAATCATTGAAAGATAATATGACAGTATTTTTAGTAGATTTAGAATCAGTTCCAACTCGTTATACTTGTGAGTGGAAGACACATGTACCGAAACTATTACGAGATAATGATTTTGATGTAGTAGTTGTAGAAGGCGATTTAGATATCCCAGAAGCAACTACACCAGGCGCCTTTTTAAACTTTGGCGGAACGAACATGTATAAAGCAACACAAGTACATAAGTTAGCAGAATTGTTTACGAAAGGATGTATTGAAGCGGGAGATCATATCATATTTACAGATGCGTGGCATCCAGGTATTATCAATGTAAAATACATGAGTGAACTCCTAAATATCCCTGTTGTAACGCACGGACTTTGGCACGCGGGTTCATATGACCCAAATGATTTTTTAGGTCGTCTCGTAGGAGATAAACCATGGATTAGGCACGCTGAGCAAGCATTTATCGGAGCATTTGATCATAATTGGTTAGCTACAGCAGCACATTTTGACTTAATGCGTAAAACATATGATATCTTTTTGAATTCAACATTTGATCGTACGGGTTGGCCAATGGAATACACTCACGATATGATTGCTCCGAAGCTTTGGGCGAAAAAGGAAAATATTATTGTTTTTCCGCATCGAATCGCTCCGGAGAAACGATTAGATTTATTTCAAGAATTAGCAGCACGTCCTGAATTGAAACATTATCAATTTTGTGTAGCAATGGATATGAATTTAACTAAAACAGAATATCATGAATTGCTTCAAAGAGCAAAGTTTGCAGTATCATTTGCAGATCAAGAAACATTAGGGATTTCTATGTATGAATCAGCTTGTGCGGGAGCATGTCCATTAGTACCAAGTCGTTTATCATATGTAGAAATGTATGACCCAATGTTTAAACGAGCTGACAGTGTAGACGAAGCAGTCGAAGCAATATTGAAATATGAACAACAAGAGTTATCTGAACCGATAGCGCAACTAGTAAATAAATTACATAATAACTTTTTTTCAGCAACAAGATTAATTAATAAACTAAAGGAATACAATGAGCGATAACAAAAGATTCATATACTTTCCATCTTTATCTGCAGGATCTATGGTATCCGCATTTAAGAAAGATATGAAGTTTGAGAGTGGCGATCCAGTAAAGTTTTTTGATTCCCGATATCCGGAGAAATGGCGTCATCCATATTTCTTGATTACAGCGGGGCATCATTACAAGAAAATGGATTTTCGAGATCAATTAGGATTAGAAAAAGATGTATTGGTGTTTGGTGACTCAGGAGGTTATCAGATTGCAACCGGTGCATTACCATATAGTAACGAGTTACGTGAAAAAATCTTTCATTGGTTAGAAGCCAATTCAGATGTTGCAGCTAACTTGGATATTCCACCTAAGACAAAATACAGAAACAAATTTGCAGAATGTGCAGATATTAGTTATGATAACTTTGCTTATTTTGAAAAGCATCAAAGTGGTAAAACTAAATATCTTAATATGTTGCAAGGATCTAACACTGATGAATATACTTGGTGGTATCATAAATTTAAGCACTTTGATTTTCAAGGATGGGCAATTGGTGGTCCGCAAAAATTAGTAGACTTCATGTTCGCAGTTTCATTAATGCTTAAAGAAAGAACATTTGAAAATCCTAGATTAGAATATTTGCATTTATTGGGTATTAGTAAAATATCCGACTTTTTTATTCTAGCAACATTGCAAAAGTTAATGAATAAGCATTATGGCAATAGAATTTATGTAACAACGGATTCATCGTCACCAGGTCAATATCCAGTATTTGGAACTTATCTTCATTCTGCAAATTACAAGTCACAGACATTCTCAGAATTGTATTTTCCTAAAAATGCTGAATATAGAAGACAAGCACATATTCGACAAGGTAAAACCGGTGATGTAGCTATCGACTTATCAAAACATGTACCATGTGCATTACATTGCCCGGCCTGTGCTGATTTTACATATGACTTTTTAGGAGGCAAAACACCAGCTGGATTAGATCGTTACTCGCAAGAAGCTATGCCTAGAATGGTTGTTCACAATGTGCATTTGTATGTTCAATGTGCAGACGAAATCAATCAATTAGTAGACAGTCACGTAGAATTGTTAGAAACAGTAATACCTAGAGACTTATATGATGTAATTCTTTCATTACATGAGATGTTTGCAGATCCAGATGCTGCACCACAAGTTTATGAAAAATACATCAAAACATATAAAAAATTCGGTGGAAGCAGTATTTCAACCACTGATGCAGAAAATTTTAATAAATACTTTACATTTTAAATCGGAAAACAATGGAAAAAAGCAAGTTACAATCGTTTATTAATCGTTATTATTTAGCAGGAAATTGCGAAGCGGTTACGTTAAAAGAAGCAGAACAATCAATTACTTGTGAGTTAATTGATATGGATCAAACCGTAGTAGGTAAGATCAAATGGAATACAGCACCTTTTATGAAAGGTATGTTGGGTATTAATCATACAGGCGCATTAATTAAAATGCTAGGAGCTGTTGGTGAAAATATTAGTATCGATGTTAAAGAAGCAGCTGGTAAGAATTATGCAATGAAAATTTCAGAAGGAACAACTCAAGCAACTTTTATGTTAGCTGACACGACAGTTATTCCCGCGGTACCGACGATTAATGCAGAACCAGATTATCTAGTACAAATTGCAGTAAATGATGAATTTATTAGCAAATTCATTAAAGCAAAAAATGCATTACCAGATGCTAAAAACTTTGCAGTACAAGTTCAGAATGGCATTATTAAATTTATTATCAATTACACGACAGTTAATTCTGATAATATTACATTTGAAGTAGGAACATCACCAGGTGTAGATATGGAACCAGTTTGTTTCTCGGCAGATAAATTAAAAGAAGTACTTGTAGCAAATCGAGGAGATGTAGGACAATTACATGTATCGCCCGACGGATTATCTCGTATTGATTTTGTTGGATCTGATTTCGAATCTAGCTATTGGCTTGTTATGCTACAGAATTGATATGATAGTAAAAATAGTAAATAACTCAGACAATGCACTTCCACAATATGAAACTAATGGGAGTGCAGGTCTCGATGTTAGAAGTGCAGAAAATGGACTTCTAAAACCAGGCGAGTTTAAATTAATAACGACCGGAATCCGTGTTGAAATTCCATATGGGTATGAAATACAAGTACGCCCACGTAGCGGCTTAGCTAAGAATTATGGTATTACTGTATTAAATAGCCCGGGCACCATTGATGCAGATTATCGAGGTGAAATCGGTGTTATTTTAATCAACCATGGACAATATGACTTCGAAATCATGGCTGGCGATAGAATTGCACAATTGGTGTTATGTCCAGTAGAAAAAGTACAATGGTTAGCAACCCATACATTAGGCACGAGTACAAAACGAGGCGAAAAAGGTTTCGGTTCAACAGGTAAATAAAAAATTATGATAGGAAACGTAGAAAATACACTTTGGGTAGAATCATTTCGCCCAGACACATTAGAAGGATACATTGGCAATGAACACATTATTGAGAAGGTTAAAATTTTCATTGCAAACGGCGATGTACCGCATTTATTGTTTTACGGATCCGCAGGAACTGGTAAGACTACCTTGGCAAAGATTATTGCAAATAGTGTTGATGCTGATTTGATGTATATTAATGCATCAGATGAAAACTCAGTAGATGCAGTTCGTGATAAGATCAAGCGTTATGCATCAACAGTAGGTTTCCGTCGTTGGAAAATCATTATATTAGATGAGGCAGATTATTTAACGCCTAATGCACAAGCAGCTCTTCGCAACTTGATGGAGACTTATAGCAAAACAACACGATTTATTTTAACATGTAATTACGTTGAGAAGATCATTGATCCTATTCAATCACGTTGTCAGACATTTGCAATTACACCTCCAAATAAAACAGATGTAGCAAAGCGTTTGGTTACTGTATTAGATGAAAAAGGTATACAATACGACATTAAAGATGTAGCAGCTATTATCAATGCATCATATCCAGATGTCCGCCGAGCAATCAATGCAGCACAAGCATCAGTTGTCAATTTTAAATTGCAATTAGACAAAGCAAGTGCAATTCAAGCAAATTACATGACCGAAGTGTTAGATATGCTTAAAAATGCAAAAGACAAAAAAGCAACCTTTACTAAGATACGTCAATGTATTGCAGATAGCAAAGTTAAAGACTTTACTCCATTATATACATTCTTATATGACAATTTAGATGATTTTGCTCATGGCCATATTGCACCATGCATTTTGATCATTGCAGAATCACAATTCAAGGATGCTAGTGTGGTTGATAAAGAAATCAACATCATGGCAATGTTTGTTAACTTGTTAGGCGAAATCTAATGGCAGAGGCATATCATAAAGATTTAGTAACTATTATATTCAAAACATCAAATCGAAGCAACGCAAAGACTAAGATAAAAACGTTTCGTAATAAAAGTATCGATGATATTTTGAATGCCAAAAGAATAATTGGTATCCCAGATAATGCAATTATTGTAGAAATGGGAATGGGAACTAGGTTAGAAGAACAATATCGTAAAAAATACAATTTATAATGGCAGAAGAAAAAAAGAAGGCAGCTACAATGTTTGATTTCATTGATGGTGTAACTCATAAAAAGAAAGAATGGTCGAAATGGTCTGATATGGATCAAAAGGCATTTAGTCCTTTTATGATGAATCGATTTTTATCAATGCGAATGGAATTAACGGAGTTGATCAACGAATTTCAAACATATACTATCGGATTGTTGCGACCGCAAGAGACATATAAATTGTATCACGAATTATTGCCAAATAACAAAGCATTTTCAAAATATATAAAAGGCAAATCAGAAGATAAGTATGAAAAGGGTTTAATTGAACAAATTGCAGAACATTATCAGATAGGTAAGTCAGAAGCT